AAGCTCACTCAAGGTCAATTCGATGCTCTTGTATCTTTTAGCTTTAATGTTGGTCTGGGAACACTACAGCGCAGCACCCTCCGTCAGAAGGTTATTCGGGGCGAAATGGAAGAAGCAGCAGAAGAGTTCTTGAAATATACGCTAGCTGGGGGTAAAGTATTAAAAGGCTTAGTAACCCGCAGAAACGATGAACATGCCTTATTTTTATCCTAGGGTAAACCATGCCATTACAAAAACTTCAATTTAGACCAGGCGTAAACCGAGAAGGTACTGACTATTCCAACGAGGGCGGTTGGTATGCTTGCGATAAGGTACGCTTTCGTTCTGGGTTTCCTGAGAAAATTGGTGGCTGGGTACGCTTATCTAATAATACGTTTGTTGGTGTGTGCCGGGCTTTGTGGAACTGGGCTACTTTGGCTGGCTCAAACTTATTGGGCGTTGGCACCAGTAAAAAATACTATATTGAGAATGGCGGTAACTACAACGACGTAACACCTTTACGCTTAAATAGCGCTGGCAATACCACCACAACGCTAACCTCTAACCCTTTTTCTGCTACTAGCGGCTCTAATCTTGTTACCGTAACAGATTCTGTTAGCGGCATCGTACCGAATGTTGGCGATTTTGTTATTTTAACAAGCACTACTACGGTTGGTGGCTTAACTATTCAAGGTGAATACACTATAACGGCGGTTATAACGTCTCAGTCTTTCCGGATTACCGCTTCTGCAACCGCATCTTCTACTGGTACTGGGGGCGGAACAGTAACAATCCAGTATCAATATCCAATAGGTAACGACGTATTTACCGTTAATAACGGATGGGGTGCTGGTCCTTGGTCTCCTACCATCCCCACGGCTCTTGGCGCAAATCCATTCTCAATGTCGGCTGGTAGCAACGTTGTTACAGTAACTCAGAATGCGCATGGGTATTTAACTACCGCTGGCTCTTTTATTGTAGGGCAGCAATACAAAATTGTTTCTACTGGTAGTGGGTCTACTAACTTTACCCTGATTGGCGCTGCCTCTAATGCCATTGGAACCGTCTTTACGGCAACGGGTGTGGGTACTGGATCAGGTACGGCTTCAAATGTTTGGGTGGCATTTTTAGGTGCTACGGCAGTAAATAGTACAGCTGTTACTTTTGGCTTCTCAGGAACCGTTGCGTTCCCAACTACTCCTCTTGGTATTGGTTTTTATGGGCACCCACTTGATACCATTGCAGCTAGTTTTTTTAATTCTACGTTTGAACTTACTTATGTTGACGCCAACACCTACACCATTACCATTCAAAAAACGGCAACTTACGGCATGCTTGGTGGCGGTAGTAATGTGGTTGCTTATCCTCAGTATGGCATTCGTCCTTGGGGATCTGCGGCAGATGTAGGTATTGGTCAACAGTTACGCTTATGGACAAATGACAACTTTGGCGAAGATTTAGTTATTGCCCCTCGTGGCGGTGCTATTTATTACTGGGATGCTACCGCTGGTATAACTGTACGAGCACAAGACTTAGCAACAGTTTCTACTGCACAAGGTTTCCAAGGGCAGTTTGTGCCAAATCAAACCAATCAAATTATTGGCTCTGCTATTCAGCGTTTTGTGATTGCATTTGGTGCAAACCCATACGACCCTGCTAATTCTGAAACAACTTTTGATCCGTTGCTAGTCCGCTGGTCAGACCAAGAGAACCCATATCAGTGGGTGCCTGCCGCTACAAACCAGTCTGGTGAATACCGCTTAAACATTGGTTCGACCATTATTATGGCTCGCTCAACCCGTCAAGAGATATTGGTTTGGTCTGATGCGGCTATCTATTCTATGCAGTACCTAGGACCACCCTACATCTGGGGCTTCCAGTTGTTGCAAGACAACATCACAATCATGTCGCCTAATTCGGCTATAACGATTAATAACGTTACCTACTGGATGGGTACGGATAAGTTCTTCATGTACTCTGGTCGTGTGGAAACGTTACCATGTGCCATCTGGCAGTTTATTTTTGATGACATTAATAAAGACCAAGCCTTTCAAGTATTTGCTGCTTCTAACGAAGCATACAGTGAAGTGTGGTGGTTCTACTGCTCACAAGAAAGTGGTGTTGTAGACAGCTATGTTATTTACAATTATCTTGAGCGGGCATGGGCTTACGGCACAATGAACCGTACTGCTTGGCTAGACTCTGGTTTACGCCAATACCCAATGGCAGCCGACGGCGTTAACAACCGCATTCTTTACCATGAAGCCAACGTTGATGACGTATCAGGGTTAACCCCAGTACCAATTGAAGCCTATATCCAGTCTTCTGACTTTGACATTGGCGATGGGCATAACTTCGGGTTTGTCTGGCGCATACTGCCTGACTTGACCTTTAACGGGTCTAACGTAAATCAACCCCACGTCACAATGACTGTGCGTCCACGTAGAAACTCTGGTGCGCCTTACGGCACTGCTGATAACCCCCAAGTTGCTAGCGCTCAGAACTACGCTAACCGAGGCACCTATGACGTACAGGAGTTTGATGGTCAGGTCTATACCCGCCTACGGGCTCGCCAGATGAGCTTTAGGATTGAGTCAACTACTCTTGGTGTGGCTTGGCAGCTAGGTACCCCACGTATTGATATTAGACCTGACGGTAGACGTTAATGGCTGTTACCCCACTCCGCCCCTCAAAAGCGCCCAATTTATTAATTGCGCCAACAGAATACCAACAGCGCTACATTGACCAGCTTAATAACGCCCTGCGTTTATATTTCAACCAAATTGATAACTTCACCCAGAACATTACCGTGCCCCCATCTGGCACTACAGCAAACAGACCAACCGAACGGCTAGAAGTAGGACAGTACTACTTTGACACAACTATTGGCAGGCCGATTTGGTACAACGGAACAAACTGGATAAACGCTGCTGGAACAGTGGTTTAAAAGACTACAACATGATAAACTTGACACCAAATAACCCCAAGGTACGCCTATGAGCTTACACAATCTAGCGCATCACGTTCGAGCAAAAGGGCGTGGCAAAGACAGCATGCTTGTCCACATGACTCCAAAAGAAGTTTATGGATTGCAGGCGCTTGCTAAAGCTAAAGGTGGCACATTAACAGTTAACCCAGAAACAGGTTTACCAGAAGCAGGCTTTTTAGACGATGTTCTCCCAATGGTGGCTATGGCTGCCGCTACGTACTTTACTGCTGGAGCCGCCGCTCCTGCTTTGGCTAGTGCTTTGGGTGTGTCTTCTACTGTTGGGGGTGTTCTTGCTGGTGGTTTGGCTGGTGCTGGTTTTGGTGCTCTTGGCGCAGGACTCAGAGGCGGAGACGTTGGCAAAGGCGCTTTAATGGGCGGTTTAGGTGGTGCTATATCTGGCGGTATGGGTGCATATGACAACGTGTATCAGGCAGTTGATGCTGGTTCACAATTAGCCAGTGTGCCGTTACCAGAAGGTGGAGTACAAACCATTCCAGCAGATCAACTAGCTGCACAACAAACTGCACAACAAACTGCACAACAAGCTTCATCAAATCTTGTTACCACCCCACCCGGAACTCCTCCCAGCGCTCCAGTTGCACCAGAAGGCATGCGTATAAATCCTGAAACAGGAGATGCCTACAGACAACTTGCGTCAAGTGCAGGTCCACAAAACGTAGTTAACCCAGCTAGCACTTATCAAACGGCTGGATTAATGGGTAAGACTGCCATTCTTGCTGCCCCCGGTATTGGCGGAGCTATGGGTGAAAAACCAGAAGAAATACCCGGTGCTGAGCCTTACAGACGCCAAGCTACTTTATCGCCTGATTTCCAAGGATATACCCCACCACAGCCAGACCCATATTACAGAGCCCAATACACACGGTATGCAGCGGGTGGCGGTTTAATGGATGCGTACCAAGCTGGTGGTCCTGTAGAGCGTATGTCTATGATGAATACGGCAATGAATCCTCAAGGCGGTTTATACCCACAGGGCATGATTGACAAGACTCAATACGCCACTCCAACTCAACGCCCAGTAAGTGCTGAAATGGTTTCTGAAGCCCCAGCGTATGAGCGTTCTAGCCCTATGTTGATGGCTGCTGGCGGAGATACACGTAAGAAAAAGCGTGCGTCTTTGACTGCTGAGCGCACAATTAACAGCCTTGATCCATATAATGCGGCTCTAGCGCAGCTTAACAATGCTCGTTACGGAGCAAATATGTCTGGTATTGGTGCGTTAAATCCAGCCATGACTTCGCTTGGAGATCTGCCAGCAGTAGCTGGTGCAAGTGGTGGTGTTGCTAGTTTAGGTAGCTACTCAGATGGTGGGCGTATGTTAAAAGGTCCCGGTGATGGCATGAGCGACTCTATCCCTGCCACGATTGCTAACAAACGTCCTGCCCGCTTGGCTGATGGTGAGTTTGTTGTACCCGCTGACGTTGTATCTCACTTGGGTAACGGCTCTACTGACGCTGGTGCTAGGAAGTTATACAGCATGATGGACAAAGTACGTAGAGCTCGTACAGGTAAAAAGAAGCAGGCTCCAGCAGTAAATACAGGTAGGTTTATGCCCGCATGAACATAAAAGTCGTGCCCATCCCTACGCAGTTTGTTAACCAGATGTGGGGACAGGTAGAGGCGCATATTAAAAGCGCTGAAGAGAAGTTTGGTGGGGCAGAGTACACAACCGAACAGATTAAGGTATACCTAGTAACAGGGCAGTGGATGTTGTTAGTGGCAGTAGATGAGAGTGATGTTGTACATGGTGCGGCAACTGTAAATTTTGTGAATTATCCAAATGACAGAGTTGCTTTTGTAACTGCAATAGGTGGAAAATTAGTAACAAATCCAGATACATTTAAACAAATGTCCGACATATTTAAAGCCAACGGTGCGACCAAGATACAAGGGGTTGCAAAAGAAGCCATAGCTAGGCTGTGGAAGCGTTTTGGTTTTGAAGAAAAGGCTATTTTGGTGGAAGTTAAATTATGAGCATCTTAAGATCAAAACACAGCGGTTGGACTCACGAAGGTCGACGCACACCATATTTTGGTGGCGGGGGTGGCGGTGGTCAGCCTCAAACTTCTACTACCCAGACAGCTAATATACCTGAGTATGCTCGCCCGTATGTGGAGAACATGCTGGAGTCCACCCAAAAGCAGATTTACACATATAACGACCAAGGACAACAGACTGGCTTTAGACCTTATCAGCCTTACAGCACGGACGTAAATGCCTACGTAGCACCGTTTAGCCCCATTCAACAGCAAGCCCAAGCGGGAGTTGCTGCCTTACAAGCGCCTGAACAACTTCAGGCTGGATCACAATTAGCTGGTGCTTCTGGTTTAGGCTCTCTTGGTTTAGCAGGACAAGCCGCTGGGTATGGTCAGCAATATGCACAACAAGTTACAAACCCAGCTATGACCCAAGCATATATGTCGCCATATATGCAAAACGTGGTGGACTATCAGAAATCACAGGCGTTACGTGACTATCAGCTTGCTGCTCCGATGCGTGCTAGACAAGCTATTGGTGCTGGTGCATTTGGTGGTAGCCGTCAAGCAATTGCAGAATCTGAAGCCGAGCGTTCGTTACAAAGTCAGCTACAAGGCATTGCAGCAACAGGTTCACAAAAAGCATTTGAAGATGCACAACGCCAACAACAGTTTGGCGCTAACTTAGGTTTACAAGGTATCGGTGCTGGACTACAAGGTATGGGTCAGGCTACACAGGCGGCTGGTGCTTTAGGACAGTTAGGTCAGCAACAGCTTGGCGCACAAACAGGCATATTGAATTTACAAAGCCAAGTTGGCGCTCAGCAACAAGCTCAAGAACAGCAGAAGATTAATCAAGCTATTCAAGATTACGCTACGGCACAACAATATCCGTACATGCAGCTCGGCATTATGAACGCAATGCTTAGGGGTTTACCCTTACAAAGTACTACGACACAGTCGTATCAAGCCCAGCCTAGTACTGGGCAACAGCTTTTGGGCTATGGTCTTGGCGCATTGGGCGCTTATAAAGCATTTAGTTAAGGACTTACTATGGCTATTCCTTCCGCACCCGCAACGTCGCCAGCCATGGCTGCTGGACGTGGCTCTCCTAATCCCATGCCAGCAGGGTTATCTGCGCTATTAAAGCCTGACTCTACGCCTCGTGGCATGCCGTCTGGAAGCATTCAGCAGATTATGAACACCGCTCGCAAAATGAGCGATTCGCAGTTGGCTGATGTGTTGGCTGGCAGAAGCATGGATGTTCCACAATATATTGCGATGACTGAAGCTATGGGGCGTAAGAAGTTACGCACCGCTATGCAGGGCGCTCAAGCACAAGCCCAGTTGCAACAGCCTAGCGTTAAAGATAAGTTGTTAGCTGAAGAAGCCATTAGTCCCATGATGGGACAACCCATGCAAGGGCAGATGCCTGTAATGGCTGCCGAAGGCGGTTTGGCTAGTTTGCCTGCCCCTAATATGGACAGCGTTGATATGGCTGACGGTGGGATTATTGCGTTTGATGACGGTGGCGAAGTTCAGCGCTTTCAAAATAAAGGTGAAGTAGAAGGTGAGCCTGAGTTTGGCACCCCTGAGTACAACGAAAAGTATGGCGCTCCTGGTTCTTTAAAACGCAAATTTAAAGGTGTTCGTGATTACTATGCCAGCCCATCTTCTATAGAAGGTGTTGGTAGAAACGTTAGCAATACCTTGACTGCTGCAGCGCCTTTATCTTTTGGTATTGGTTCTCCTTCAGCTACAGGACAAATAATTCCAAAAACTGGCGGTATGTTTACAAAAGCTGCTGATTTTGGTCGTCGTTTAATTGGTACATCTGGAGCAGCAAACGCTGTACTTAGCGACGGCAATGCCCTACCAGTTCCTGACACGATGCCTGACGTAGCTTTACCAAACCCTGACGAGAAAAAAGGTGCTGCGCCTTCTCCTGCAGATGCGTTAAAAGGTGGTAAAGATGGTGGGGGCGGGGGTACTTCTATTTCAGGTATGCCAAGCTACGAAGATTTGTTAAAGCGTCGTTCTACTGACTACCTGTCTAAATTTGAAGGCATGGGTGATAAGAAACGCAAAGAAATTGAGAAATTAAAAGACTCAGGCTTAGGGCAGTTTTTAATGAATATCTCCCAAGGTTTG